CGTCTTGAACTTGCACTTGCTGGATTTAAGAAGAAGGAGGTTTATGTCTATACGCAAGATGGAAAACTCTTTGTCGAAGGACAAAAAGAGGATAAGGAATCCGACACCAACTACGTCCATAAGGGACTGGCTCAACGATCTTTCAAGAGAGCATGGACACTGGCAGACGATACAGAAGTCGCAGATGTATCCTTTGAAGACGGACTCCTCTCTGTCAACCTAAAGAAAATTGTTCCTGAGCATCATAAGCGAAAAGATTACTTATAAATATAATTGAATATCGTCGGCGCTGTGCCACGGGAGGCAACTGGCAAAATCCAGTTGACGCCTCCCCTTTTTATTGGTAGAATGATCGTAAGTACATAAAAGATTATGACTGTAAAACTGGTAATTTTAAAATCTGGTGAAGATTTAATTTGCGACCTTAGTGAAATGGTAACTGAAACTGGAAAAGTTGTAGGTTATTACTTAAAGAAACCATGCGTAGTTAAAATCAAAGACTTTGTGCATAAAAAGGAAGAAGTAGAAGAAAAAGACGAGCAAAATGCAAAGTTTAATATTGTCTTTTATCCTTGGATTCCTTTAAGTTCTTCTGATATAATTACTATTCCAGTTGACTGGGTAGTTACCATGGTCGATCCTATTCAGAAACTTTTAAACATGTATAAAGATCAAGTATTGGAGTATAAAAATGATGATCAAAGCACTTCTACTATCAAACAATCAGATTCTAATATCGAAGATTGAAGAGGTTCCATCAGAATTGGGAGAACCTGATTGTAAATTAATAGAACCTCATGTTATTCATTCAGATGGAACTTTATCCCCATGGATGATTGATATCAGTGTCCAAGAATCTTTTATGATTCATTCTGATAAAATTATTACAATTGCTGATCCAAAAGCAACACTTATTGAAAAATACCAGAATTTGATTAAATGAGATTTTATACCAACGTGCAAATGATCGGGAATCAATTTCTCGTTCGTGGTTATGAAAACGGTAAACATGTAATGTTCAAAGAAGAATATTCTCCTACTCTTTTTATTCCTTCAAAAAGAGAAACTGAATATAAAACTCTAGATGGAGAGTATGTAGAAACAATCAAACCTGGTCTTGTAAAAGATTGCAGAGAGTTTTACAAAAAGTATGAAGGTATTGATGGATTTAGGATCTACGGAAATGATAGGTATGTATCCCAATATATTTCAGATAAGTATCCAGAAGAAGAAATTAAATTTGACATTTCAAAAATCAAACTTGTAACAATTGATATTGAGGTTGCTTCTGAAAACGGATTCCCAGATACAGAATCTGCATCAGAAGAAATTTTAACTATTACCTTGCAAGATTATGCGACTAAAGAAATTATTACTTGGGGAATTAAACCATTTACAGTAAAGCAAAATAATCATAAGTATATTCAATGTAATACTGAATATACTCTACTATCTTTGTTTATTGAATGGTGGTCAAATAATACCCCAGAAGTAATCACTGGATGGAATATTCAATTCTATGATATTCCATATATTTGTCGTCGTTTGACAAGAGTTCTAGGGGAAAAAATCATGAAAAGATTTTCTCCTTGGAATCTTGTAAGTGAAGATGAAGTTTTTGTAAAACATCGTAAGCAAATTTGTTATGACGTTGGTGGGATTACTCAATTAGATTATCTAGATCTATACAAAAAATTTACGTATACTAACCAAGAATCTTATCGACTAGATCATATTGCAGATGTAGAACTTGGTCAGAAAAAACTAGATCACTCAGAGTTTGATACATTCAAAGAATTTTACACTGGAAATTGGCAGAAGTTTGTAGAATATAACATTATTGACGTAGAACTTGTTGACCGCTTGGAAGACAAAATGAAACTGATTGAACTAGCATTAACTATGGCATTTGATGCTAAGGTTAATTTTGGGGATGTATTCTATCAAGTTCGTATGTGGGACAATATTATCTACAATTATTTGAAGAAAAGGAATATTGTTATCCCTCCAAAAGAACGTTCTGATAAAAACGAAAAATATGCTGGTGCTTATGTAAAAGAACCAATTCCTGGAGTTTATGATTGGGTAGTTAACTTTGACCTTAACTCCCTGTATCCACACTTGATAATGCAATATAATATTTCTCCAGAAACTCTTCTTGATGAAAGGCATCCTACAGTAACTGTTGATCGAGTTCTAAATAAAGAACTAGATTTCCAAAACTATAAAGATTATGCGGTTTGTGCTAATGGCGCGATGTATCGTAAAGATATTCGTGGATTTCTTCCAGAACTAATGGAGAAGATGTATGGAGATCGAGTAATTTTCAAAAAGAAAATGATCGAGGCAAAAAAAGAATATGAAAAAACTCCAACAAAAGAACTGGAAAAGGAGATTGCCAGATGCAATAACATTCAAATGGCTAAGAAGATCTCTCTTAATAGTGCTTATGGTGCCATCGGTAATCAGTATTTTCGCTATTACAAACTTGCAAATGCAGAAGCGATTACCCTTTCTGGACAGGTATCCATTCGTTGGATCGAAGGTAAAATGAATTCCTACATGAATAAGGTTCTTAAAACTAAGGATGTTGATTATGTTATTGCTTCAGATACTGATTCTATTTACCTTAATATGGGCCCTTTGGTTGAATGTGTATACAAAGGAAGAGAGAAAACTACTGAGAGCATTGTCTCGTTCCTTGATAAGGTCGCTTCGATGGAACTTGAAAAGTATATTGAAAGTTCTTACCAAGAATTGGCTGAGTATGTAAATGCATACGATCAGAAAATGCAGATGAAGCGAGAGAATATTGCTGATCGCGGAATCTGGACTGCTAAGAAAAGATACATTCTTAATGTATGGGATAGTGAAGGTGTTCGTTATGAACAACCAAAACTAAAGATTATGGGAATTGAGGCAGTTAAATCATCTACTCCAGCACCTTGTCGTAAAATGATTAAGGATGCACTCAAACTAATGATGAGTGGAACAGAAGATGATGTAATTGAATTTATTGATAAATGTCGTCGTGATTTTAAAGAACTTTCCCCAGAATCTATTGCTTTTCCAAGAACAGCATCTGATGTTGAAAAGTACAAAGCAAGTTCTACAATTTATGCAAAAGCAACTCCAATTCATGTTCGCGGGGCACTTTTATTCAATCATTATATTAAAAAAGAAAATCTAACTAACAAGTATTCTTTAATTCAAAATGGAGAAAAAATTAAATTCTGCTATCTAAAAAAACCAAATTTAATTCATGAAAATGTAATTTCTTTTATTCAAGAATTTCCCAAGGAACTTAGATTAAATAAGTATATTGATTATGATTTACAATTTGAAAAGGCATTCTTAGAACCACTGAAAACTATATTAGATTCTATTGGATGGTCTATCGAAAAAACTAGTACTTTAGATTTATTTTTTGTGTAATGAATATAGATTTAGAAATAATAAGACCATTTGGACCTCAGGTATTAATTTCCAAATGTCCAGAAAAAATATTAAATCAATTAAATGATTTTGCAAAAAGAGTTGACAGTAATGATGAAGATAAAAAACTATACAGTTCTTTGTCTGGAAATATACCAAATTTATTATTGAGGGACTTAGAAAACATATTCTTACCGAATGATTTTTGTAGAGAAATTGGATTAAAAATATTATTAGAAACATTAGCAAATACTTATCATGATAATTATTTTAAGTTAGGTCCAAAACGAAAATATAAGTTAGCTATAATTGAACCACCAGATAATAATGTTAATGGAGGATTTGTTAATGCTGATAAAATAATATATTCTGATTGTTGGATTAATAGATATTTTTCTGGAAAATACACTCCAATACATACTCATGGGGGAGGAATATCTGGAATAATATTTTTAGAAATACCACAAAAAGAATTAGAACGAGAAGCTTTAGAAAATTATAAGAGTGAAGGATATGATTACGATGGAAATGATGAAGGTAGAGATTCTGGAAGAGTTTTATTTTTATATGGATCAAACCAAGAATATTGTGAAAGTATATGGAAACCAGAACAAGTAGAGGGAAACATTATAATATTTCCCTCTTGGTTGTATCATTTAGTATATCCTCAAAAAACAAATAAAGAACGAAGAACATTAAGTTTTAATTTAGTAGATGAAGATGTTTATTATGATATAATGGAGCAATACTACGAAAATTATCAAGGAGATTAAAATGGATTTTTTAAAAGATATTGTAAAAGAAATTGGTGGTGACTATACCAAACTAGCATCAGACATTGACGAAACAGAAACTTATGTTGATACAGGTTCATACATTTTTAATGCACTGGTTTCAGGTAGTATATTTGGTGGTGTATCTGGGAATAAGATTACTGCTATTGCTGGAGAGTCTTCTACTGGAAAGACTTTTTTCTCTCTCGCCGTGGTTAAGAACTTTCTTGATTCTAATCCCGATGGTTACTGTCTCTACTTTGACACTGAGGCTGCTATCACTAAATC